CTTCTCTGGCTTCACGAGCCTGAACGCGCGATTTTTTCGCCGTTCTCTGCACTTTCGCCATTTTTTTGCTGCTGACCAGACCCGCTTTAAGCATCTGTTCTTGTAGGGTAAGTTTTGTCATTGTCGCTTCTAATCCAAAAAATCATTGTAAGGATTATAACCTTAACGTTCGGTGGGACGCCAGAATGATGGCCGTAGTCACGGCTGTTATCTCGGCTGCTATCACTGTCCTGAGTCTCTCTCCCTTGCTGAATCAGTTGATGATTACCTGATTTTTTTAATAAAAAATAATATGCCGAATAAGTTAATAAGATGGAGCATAGGTTTGCAGATTCACATTAGACAGCGTTTTATTCTGATTGAAGTAATTAAATAGAGTTATCCTGGTAAATATTTAATCTAAAAAACAAACAGTTGCCCATTGCTCAAATTTAAAGAGCCGCTTCTTTACGCCGATAACCATAATGAAAATATGGACAATGGAGGGAAGTGGCATGTGGTGGGTTTATCGAATGCCGATGAAAATGAAGTTAATAATCGCGCTACAACCACTATTACTGGCGTTGTGTTGGTTTGCAGGTTCAGGAATATTGACGCGTATTGAGACAGAACGGCAGATGGAGAATATTGCCCAACTGACAGCGCTCGCACGCAGTGCTGGAAATGTGGTGCATGAACTGCAAAAAGAACGGGGAATGAGTGTCGGATTTCTGGGGGCTGCAGGGACTACGTTCAAAGATGAGTTAAACGCACAGCGGGCTTTGACCGATCGCGAGATCGAGGTATTCGTGCGCTCGTTGTCCGATACTGCATTACCGGAAGGGGATGTTGCTACCTCTGTCGCTGCGTTTAAGAAAAACATTCTTTCGCTCGCCACCATCCGGGAAAATGTCACGCAGTTGGGGCTTCCAGCCGCAGATGTGGTCAAGTTTTACACCAACGTCATTGCTGATGTGCTGAGTTTTGTCGGTAAGTTGGGGCAGTTGACGGATTCTGGCGAAATGGCAAACGCATTCGCCGCCTACTACAATCTGCTGAATTTGAAAGAACAAGCGGGTATTGAACGGGCACTGTTATCAAATATCTTTTCCTCCGGTCATTTCGCCGACGGACAGTTACATCAGCTCAGTGATGTCGTCAGTAAACAGAACGTCTGGCTGGCACAATCGTTGCGCCTGAGCTCGCCTGAACAGGCGGCCATGTTGAAAAATCGCTTACAATCTGCAGAAGCGTCAAAAGCCCTCTCATTTCGTGAAACCGCGTTTAATCATGTCGAGAACGGTGGATTTGGTGTCGATCCTACTACCTGGTTCAAAGTACAAACTCAGCGTATTGAAGTGATGCGGCAGATAGAAAATGTGACGGCGAATTTTCTGTTGGCGAATGCAGAAAAACTCGCGCAGGATGCACGAAAAAACTGGCAAATATATATGGTCGTCAGCTTGTTAGCGCTACTGGCATCATTGACCTTCGCTGGAGCCATCGCAATCAATATGCATCGACAATTCAGCGACACGCTGCGCAAGATTGCGGGGATGAATGGCGATCTGACTCAACGTCTGGCGACGCCGGGTAAAGATGAGCTTTCCTCACTTAATCGTGCCTATAACACGATGCTGGAAAGTATTCAGCATATCGTACAGGAGATTAAACAAGGCGCCGTGGTTTTGTCCGATGCCAGCAGCAGTATTACGGTGGGAAATCAGGATTTGGCTCAACGTACAGATGAACAGGCTGCATCAATAGTACAAGCCGTGGCCAGTATGGAGCAGCTATCAACTGCGATTACGCAAACAGCGGATAATGCCCGCGAAGCGGAGCATCTGACAATCAGGTTGGAAAAAGAGGTCCGACAGGCCAGTAACGTTGCCACTGCGGCGAACCAGAGTATGGGGGATATTCGCGCTTCCAGTGAGAAAATATCGAATATTGTGACCTCAATTGATGATATCTCGTTTCAGACTAACTTACTGGCGCTGAATGCGGCAGTGGAAGCTGCGCGGGCAGGAGAGATGGGCAGGGGGTTTGCGGTTGTGGCCAGTGAAGTGCGGAATCTTTCCCAGCGTTGCGCCAAAGAAGCTAACCAGATCCGCGAGCTGGTTGCGCAGAACATGGTTAAAATTAGTGAGGGCGTTGAGCGGGTCACGGCATCAGCTACCGCGCTGGAAGCGGCAGCGGACAATACCACCAGTATGAAGCAATATATTGCGGATATCGCGCGCGTGGCGACGGAACAGTCGCAAGGGGTAACCCAGATAAACCAGGCTCTGCGACCGATGGAGCAGGTTACGCAGCAAAATGCGGCGCTGGTTTCTCAGGCCGCGAGCGACAGCCAGCGGCTGGACAATCTGTCGGTCACCATGAAGGGGCTGGTCAATCGTTTTGTTGTCTGACATGACGCCGCTGTACCGATCCGGTAAACGCGCCGGATCGGTCAGTTGTCGTCATCTTAGTGTGATGGTATGAAGCAAATATTGGGCGGGTTAAGCAAAGATTCCTGACATAGCAATCTTGTCGCTGGTAAAGTGAACAACCGATACCGAGATGTGGCCAGAAGGGAATTCCGTGTGACTGAACGTATTGATTATGAGACTGAAAAATACAGCTTTACTGAGGCGACTGAGAGTTCCCGCCTTACCGGCCAGTGGGCTGATGTTATTACTGAATGTCGCGAATTGAAGGCGGGACCGCAAGAGCGTCTGCGTATTGCTTTATTGAATGTGGACTACGTGACCAGTTTTGAGTTGCCTTTCCGCCTGTTATTACTCCGTACCCCGCAACTGATTGCCAGCGTGCGTGAAGAGCTGCAGCTTAGTCAGAAAAACGTCATCTTTAACGGCAAACGCTTTGGTTGTGTTTACAGCCTGAAAGCGAGTCTCGGTGGGATACCGGATGAATTTCAGTACCGCCTGTCGCATCGAATCCGGCGCATTAGCCCTGCAGGTTCAAGCGAAGCGCCATATCAGCAGATTGCTAAAACAGTAAAAGCACCACGCGAACGTCTGAAGCTGGCACTTGAATCAGGCCTTGATGTCACTGCACTGGACGGGCTTTTCTGGTTTGGCAGCCAGCGTATTGCCGCTGATGTGTTGAGGCTGAGAAAAGCAGGGATGCGGATAGCTACCAAGCAGACAATGGTGTCCGACAATCTTACTGCAACAGTGAGGAATGTGCCGTTCTACCGCCTGGCCCAGTGATGAACTGGCTGGTAATTGATTGGATTTAAACAGGATGCATTAATTTCAGAGTGTCCCCTGCAGGAATCGAACCTGCAACTAGCCCTTAGGAGGGGCTCGTTATATCCATTTAACTAAGGGGACATATATCTAACTGATTTTCAAGCGTTCAGCTTGAGTCGCATGTTATCCTATCATTCCCCGTATCATCAAGCATTTCATTCCTTTTATTTCCTATCCTTTCTTATCTTTCCGCTTAGAAAATCACTTCGTTCACTTGCCATTGCGTACAGATTGAGTACAGAATGCTGAAATTCAGTGTGTACAGGATACAGAGCCGTGGCCCTCAGTGATACCAAACTTCGCAGCATCAATGCTAAGCCCTACAATGGCGCACCTGAAGTTACAGATGGTGACGGCCTGAGTGTACGCATAACCCCGACAGGAACGATTACGTTTCAACATCGCTACCGTTGGAACGGTAAGCCAGTGCGCCTTACAATAGGGCGCTATCCGGCAATGTCTCTGAAAGATGCACGTGTCATCGTGGGTGAGATGCGCGAATTGTACCTCAAGGGACTAAACCCTAAAAATTATTTTGCTAAAGAAGATGGTGAGCTAACACTCAAAGAATGTCTGGATCAGTGGTGGAGCAAGTATGTTGAAACGCTGAAACCAAATACACAAACGTTGTACAAGTCTGTTGTGTACAACACCATGTACACAGAATTTCCAGATGCACCGGTAGTCAACATTCCTGTTTCAGCCTGGGTAAGGTTCTTCGACAAGCAGGAAAAGAAAAACAGCAAAAAGGCAAGGGTGCTGCTTCTCCAGCTCAGATCAGTTATGAACTGGTGTATAAGCCGACAGTTAATCGCTTCATGCGAAGTATTGAAGCTCAGCGTTAAGAACATAGGAAAGAAACCTGATGTTGGTAGCCGGGTTCTCACTTATACCGAGTTGGCAAAAATATGGTTAGCGCTGGAAAACAACAAAATCGTTTCCTCTAACAAGGTACTTCATCAGCTTCTGTTGCTTTGGGGGGCAAGGTTGTCAGAACTTCGCCTGGCTACCGCCAGCGAGTTCAATATGGATGATTTGATTTGGACAACGCCAGCAGAGCATTCCAAGATGGGAAACGTGATTCGTCGGCCCGTGTTTGACCAGGTAAAGCCTTATGTTGATAGGCTCCTAAATGCAGGAAATGATGTACTGTTTCCTGGTCAGGAGTTGGATAAACCTATAGATCGTTCGTCAGCGAATCTCTACATGAAAAAGTTGAGGGATAAAATTGATGTACCGGAATGGCGAACGCATGACTTCAGGCGCTCTCTGGTAACAAATTTGTCAGGGGAGGGGATTATGCCCCATGTCACCGAAAAGATGCTTGGGCATGAACTAGGAGGTGTGATGGCGGTGTATAACAAACACGATTGGCTGGTGGAACAGAAAGAGGCATATGAACTGTATGCTGATAAAATCATGTGGTATGCAATAAAAATGAGTTAAAAATGATTTTTAAGGGAAGGAGTGAAATATGGCAGTTAATTTAATAACTTGGATAGTAAGTGCTATTACTTCGGCAGGATTTTTAGCCGGAGTTGCTTATCTAATGAGAGATATACTAGCTCGATTGCTTACAAAATCGATTGAACATAAATTTGAGAAAAAAATTGAAGAATTTAGAGCTGAAATTAGATCAGAAGAGAAAGAGTTAGAGCAAATACGAGCATTTATTGTTTCAGCTAGAAGAGAACGAGATGGTGGGCTACAATCAAAAAGATTTGAGGCCGCTGAGATGTTATTAGCTAACCGTAAATTTTTACTAGAGTTTTCTGGCCTTGTAGATATCGTTAAGATGATCAAATTTGATGAGCTACTAAAACAATACGATAAAAACAAAGTCAAGGATTTAATAGATACATTGTTAAAACCTTATAACATTGATAAAAAACTAGAAGAATACAAGAAATATGATTCCAGCATACCAAAATTATACTTAAACGAGAGGGTTATAGCTTTTTTTGAAGTTTACAAACAGATTGTTATGTATGCAGTGACTACTATGACGTTGATTAGCGTTGGCGCATACCAGAATTCGGATGATCTAAAATCAGAAAATCTGGTGAAGGCAGTTCAGGCATTAGTGCCATTATCTAAGGAAGGGTTTGATAAACATGGCGATATGTATGCTCTTCACTGGTTTAATTATTTTTACGATGGAATATTGAGCGAGCTACGCAATGATTTGTTTGGTTCAGATACTATGGATAAAGATACTGAATTAGCAGTGCGCCTACTAGTTGATGCCAATAACGCACAAGTGAAAGTACGCACTGCTTTTAATAAATATGGTCTTTCTGAACAATTGTTAAAACAATAAAATGCATCAGAGTTTTTGATTAAATGTTAAAGAGTGCGATTAACTCCACCCTCTTCAATCCAACGCACTACAGCCTTACGGCTATAGCGCGTCGGATAGGTCAATACAGGTTGTGGGAATCCATAATCTTTTCGTAATCTCCAAACGGCTGTTTTTTTCTTTCCTAGCAGGGTAAATACTTCCTGCTCTTCCATAAAATCGGTAGTAGTCATGAGCACCTCACCAATAATTACCGTTATAAATACATGTTCCACATCCGCCGCGAGCGCCTTCAGTACAGGTATCGCAGCGCTCTACTTTTTTCGTTCTGTCTCTGGCTGATGATCAGATTTAATGTGCGAACGCGGCTCACCTTCTTTCGGCTCTGGCCACTGGCGGGATTTATTTATTGCCAGTTTCTCAACCATTGCCTTGGTAATGAATTCATCAGAAATGCCCATGCGCCTCTGAGCATCCCACAGCAGAAACTGCATATCCGCCCATTCATGCGAATCTGACGGGTCGGCTGCGGCCTCTAGAGCTTCTTTGGAAAGGTGCTTCAGCGGACCAACTGGACCGACATCGCCGAAAGTAGCCTGTGACCATGCTGCATGTTCACGGCGTACTTGTTCACGGGCTATCGACTCCAGAACCCCATCAATCACCTTCACAGCATCAGCCATTGCGTAGCCGAGATTACCGCCGTCGCTTTGTTCGGATGCTTTGCTGAGTATTTCGCTTATCTGGTGCAGGTGATCGAGTGATACAGGACCGTGCGCCGGGTGGTTAGTTGTCATGGGTTAGTCATTCCAGTAAGTAAGTTCTTCCGCCAAGCGGTCATCTGCCTCGGCTTGGTTAGGGATATCATCATCGGTTTCTATGCTGGCTCCGGCAAAATCACGAGCGCAGGCTTTGCGGTGTTTACGATTGCCCATGCCCCATTCTGGATTTTTAAGCTCTTTGTTCCATGCCCGCAGCATGAGTTTCATTGGTGACTTTGCCATCTCACTCCCCCTTCGCGTCAATGCCAGCGGCGGCAAGCGCATCACGAAATGCACCAACAACTTCACAGGTATTAAACATGTCATCGTTGATGCTGCCGTCAGAGTTACGGTAATCGGCTGGTAATTTAACGGTCACCTTACGCGCCTCCAGTTCTGCTATGCGCTTCTCTGCGGATTCCAGCGCGAGAACCAACTCATCCACCGTTCCGGCAGCTTGCAGTGCGTAATCCGTGATAACCAGTTCATGATCAATTTCAGTGCCGTTCTCATTTGTTGAGGTGATAGCAAAATAATCAGAGTCGATTTCGTTATCGGCTAAGTGGCGTAGCGTATCGGCAACAAGTTGACCGTTTTTGATTAGCAGCGCCTGTTTGTTGAGTGCTGTCATTGGGGTGCTCCTTCTGCTTTCTTCTCGTCAACGCTCCAGGCTGTAGCCAGTGCGCTCGTCACCTGCATAAACGAATGCTTAACCTTCACCAAGAAGGTTTCCCCAGTGGACGACACCGTTTCGATGGTAGTAAGCTCGCCGCCGCTTTCGAAGTCAGGGTAAAACTGCGTCACCAGGTTGCTTTCTACAATCACGGAACCGTCCGGCGTGTGCATTTTCAGTTTCATGACTGCACTCCTTTGCGAAGCTGGGCTGCGAACTTGTTAACAACTTCAATCAGTGATTCTTCTGCCTCAGAAAGACAGTCAATAATCCCGCGCTTATCACCGTCGAAGTCATTAAGATCGATTCGAATGCGAGCTACCTTTTGAATGGCAGCCATTACATCAGCAGGAATAGCACTTGCCCGCACTTCAGCCAGAAAATCGTTGGTAGCTGGGGTTTGGACATCGCACATGAACTCAAGCGCATCGTTTCCATCAAGGTTGCAGAATTCCCACGCGGAAGAATAGAACTCGATGCCAGGCCAGGTTGCGAGCTTATTCATTTTGTCATTCAGCGCTACATTCTCCGCAGCCAGCTCCCTGCACTTGCTCTCGGCGTTAGCGAGCTGTACTGCCATGTTGGTGTTTTGTGATTGCAGTTCTTCGTACTTACAACGGGTTTCGCGAATTTCTAAAACAGCAACCTGAACTGCATAGGCAAATATGGACACAGAACGTTCACCCATCTTTTCACTGTCAGACTGCATGCGCATGGCAACAGCCATCAGTTCATCCAGCTGTGCGCCGGTCATAGGTTTATTGGCTGTCATGATTATTTTCCTGCTGAAGTTTGTATTGCTTAACGAAGTGGGCCACTGCTTTAGACTGGCTGGCGATTATTTTTTTATCGCCTAAATCCAGGGTGACGTTCTTCCCGCGATAAATTATTGCCGAGCCGATTTCCTTACCGTCCAACTTCACATACAGCACTTTCCCGATAATCTCTGTCGTAGGGATTGGCTGTGAAAGGCGATAGGTTTCGCGAGCTTCAGCAATGGCTTTGTGTTCGTCGATGATCGCCAGAGCTTCAGCCAGTGCCGTGCCTTGCAAAGTGAACACGCCTTCATCGCTGATCGTCGCCATGGCCATTAACTCCACAAAACGGCGAGCACTTTTAATGTTGAGTTCAGGCGCGATAGAACTGCGCGTAACCTTTGTTTTCCCCTGGGCGGCGGCTACGGCTTTATCGTGTTGGAGAACTTCACCAGCCTGTTCGCCAAACTCGCGAACGCGGTCAACAGCAACATCAACAGATACGGCACCAGATTTAACTTCCTGCTGAACGTCATAATTAGCAGTACTCAGAGTGAGCAACTTCTCAACAGTCGCTACAGACTTATTGACCAGTTTTGCAATCTCGCTGGTGGTCTGATTGAAAGCGTTATGAAGCTCCTGAATAACGGCGGCCTGTTCAATATCGGAAAGGGGGAGTTGGTTATTACTGGTCATGATGCGAGCCAGACGCTGCACATCGTTACCGTTGAAAGGCATTATATGAATGCGGTCTACTGGCTTGCCAGCTTCAGCACAACGCGCATAGCAACGGCGACGGCGGTGACCTTCAACAACCCACACACCACCTTCATCACGTGCGATAACCTCCAGCGGAGGAACGGTTCCACCGTTCATCAGATAGTTAAACAGGTCGTCATCTGCCTGGCGGGTGCGTTCGTCGTCTTCACGCTTGTTGAAACCTTCACGCACGTGGATATGTTCAAGGCTGATAAACATCCCGGTATCTGTGCGCTTGATGGTCCCGTCACGGGACATCTGTTTGAATGAGTTGGAGGCCATTACTCAGTACCTTCACGAAGTTGGTTAGCGAATAACAGAGCCTGATTACCAGCGTAAACAATGCTTTCTTCTTGCTCTTCTTTCCCTATGGCAATAGTGACGTTTGCGTACTTTTCCACGCCAGTGGCTTGGATATCGCGAATAACCTGATCAGTTACTGGAGTTAACTCGCGTAATTCTCTCTGCGCCTCCAGCATGTGCATATTGGTCGGCGATTTGGTATGACGTTCAACGATGCGGTCGCACTCTTTGGCCCAACAATTAACATCGTCGCGTAAAACGGTGTTCTCGATGGACAGTGCTTTACGCTGCTCCATTGACTCGCACAGCGCCACGCTGACGATATCAAGGCGGTTAGCCAGTTCGGTCATGATCCCGCGGTAAGCAACCGGAAGGAGAGGGGCAGCTTTACGGGCTGCATCGATCAGTTGCTCTCTTGTCATACGTGGTTGTAACTCAGTGACGTTCTGCGTGGTCGTCATGGCTAGTTTCTCCGTGTTATATGCGCCCTGCACGGCGCTGAATTTTGGTTGAACGAATCCCGGCACAATGAATGCTGCCTAATTCGTTGAATTAATAATTAGTTAAAAATATTCCCTGTTATCCGCTCTAACTCGTTCGAGAATAATCTTTGCCTCTTCGAATGATGGTGCCAGTAAAGCCTGTTCAACTGCTCTGGCAAAGCAGGTAGCATCACATTCGTAACTATCAGATTTTGATTCCCATTCGGAAGCATCTTCTTCGGCGTCTGAAATACGATCTTCATATTCAGATTCCAGCTCACGCCTTACTTCGGCGCGAAGACGCTCGCGAATGATGTCTGATGCTTCGTCCAGTGGGAGAATAATCAGTAAATTTTCGGGCTGGTAAGTACCGTACTTAACCGCCAGATCATTCGCAGACATACAACCTCCAGAAAAAATGCCCGCCGCGAAGCGGGCTAAGAATATTTCTCCAATTCAACCAGAACAGTCTCAACGTCTCCTGTAAGGTTGAGATGGCGTTATTACCATCACCAAGCACCCAGTGGATGCTTGAGGCTGATCGCCATAACCGGTACTGCAATGCCGGTGCTTAGTTCTCCACTCAATTGAAAGCGCGTTCCACTTAACGAACTGGCACTTAATGACAAGGGACAGAACGCGCTTTCAGTTGAGTAAAAAGGGCGGTACCAGGGACTTCAAAGGTTGGTACTGGTACCGCCAAGACTCCACACAGCTTTCTTACTTCCTGGTACCACGCTGGCTACGTGATTCTGGTGCAGCATGCAGGGTTCGAACCTGCGACCCACGGCTTAGAAGGCCGTTGCTCTATCCAACTGAGCTAATGCCACAACTGGAAGCGCACTCCACCTGTTTCACACCTGTCACCCATAACTGGTAAGTAAAGGAGTGCGCTTTCATGTTGTGTTCGTGGGGTCTACTTCCCTCCTGTCACGGTTCTTTCCCCGCGTCATCATGTGTTCATTCGGTACATGAAACCCATTTGCCGGGATTCCACCGACTCCCATCTGTTTTTAAAGCCACTCAGATATCGTCTGGGCTGTGCCTGTCTTTTCACCACATCAGGCTCGGTGGTATCCTTCAAAGTCCCTACAACCCTGAAGGAAAACAAAATGATTAATGGCATTGCCCATTTATTCACGCAACTGAAAGCCAATATTGCTGAACTTCGTGGTGTAAAAGTCAGTGGTTTCGTTGATAGCACTGCTGCTTCCTGTGTAACCAACCGCGCTCTCCAAATTTGTGCCCTTGACGCACTTCTTTATGTTCACCGTAAAAAGTATGCCAACCAGCTTAATGGTCTTGGTGGCAAACAGGCTCTTTACCATAAACTGCTGCTCAAATATCAATGGCCACTTTCAGTAATCAGGGACCTTACGCTTTCAGATGCACTTCTGGCCCTTCACGATGAACTTCAGTTTGATTCTCTGCCGGATGGTGTTGGCGAGTATTTTTCTCAAGTCGCTCGTGCCAACTACCCGGTTAACTTCCCTGACTATCTTGATGCTGAGTGGGATCCTGATCTGTCAGAGAAATTTCTAATTGAGATTCATTAGTAACTACAGCAATTATTTTCTTTACGTTCGCAAGCCTCTCTTCAAGGGAGGCTTTTTCAATATGCAGCTGGCGCAGTTGCGTAAAAGATTCAGCTTTCTTAACCAGCCACCGATAAAGCTCTTCGTTGTTAAAGTCTCCAGCAATGATGACTGGTTCTTTCTTCTGCATTGCTCCCCCCACAAACTATCGGTTTGGTTAATGATCTTGCCCCGACCATCTCGAAAAAGATGGCTGCCACAAAGTGTGTGAAGTGGCAGCCATTACAGGATACCGAGGCCTCACCAGATGAATGTAACTATTGGTTCGTCTGGTGTGTTTTAAATGTACCTTTAGTTACCATGCCGGTCAAGTAAGTTAATGTACTTTTTGTTACCTTGGAGGTGAATAAAAATGCCAGAATGACATCTGGCATTAGAAATGAGTTACTTAGATGTTCTGCGTTATCTGAACTACTTTGCCTACAATGCGGCAATTTCCATCAATTGGGATCGGCTTAAAGGCGGGATTAAGCGGCATTAAATATGAGTAAGGGCTATCCCAAACAAGTTTCTTCACAGTCGCTTCTGCTGAACCATCGAGTATTGCTACGACAATTTTCCCATACAGGTCATCAAGTTGTCCGTAGTGTGGTTCAACGATAACGATTGACCCCTCCGGAATTGATGGAAGTCCGTGTGGGTTAGTCATTGACTCACCACGAACTACCAAACCGAAAACTTCATCAGAAACGTTTGCTGTGGTTTGAGTCCATGAAATCACATCAGTAAGCCTTGAGCATGCATAGGTATCAGTCCATACCCCGGCCTGAACAGCAGAGATAATAGGAACGGCCGTAGGTGGCTTCAGGTATGGGATAACTTTGGTGTCATCTTGAGTCTCATCACCCTTGCCGTAAAGAATCCATTCAGGAGTAGTCTGTAAAGCCATCGCTAGTTGGTGAAGGTTTTCTCCGTCAGGCTTAGTTGTACCGTTCTCCCATTTGGTAACGGACACTCTACTCACCCCAAGGCGTTTAGCCAGGGTCTGCTGAGTTATATCGAGCTGGACTCGCCGGGATCTTATTCGGTCTTTCATCTCTGTTTTCATGTAACCAATGTTACATTGATTCCTTGTAACTGTTGTTTGCTATTTAATGTACCTTTTGTTACCTTTAAGGCGTGAGTTAACCAGGAGGAACCATGCTTAAAACTGACGTCATAGAACACTTCGGAGGGGTATCAAAAACCGCGAGTGTTTTGGGAATTTCTCATCCTGCAGTGTGCCGATGGGGTGATGTGATCCCTCAGAAGCAAGCTTTTGTTATCGAACGTATCACTAAAGGCAAGCTTAAATACGATGCCAGCCTTTACCAAAAGTCTACAGACACAGCAGCTTAAACATAACTACCAAAGGAAAAACAAGATGGTAGAGCAAACCTTGAAAGAAGTAGTGAAAGCGATGTGTAAGGCGTACCCCGGAGGCCGTCAGGCTATGGCTGGTGCGTTGGGCATGTCAGAAACCCAATTCAACAACAACCTGTACGAGAAAAACGGATGCCGGTTCTTTGAAGTAACTGAGCTGGAAGCGATGGAGGACATTTCCAACACGTCATTCGTTGCCGACTACTTTGCCAAGCGTCGCGGCGCACTGCTGGTGGATGTACCAAGCCTGGAAGATCTGGACCGTGTTGACTTGTTCAGCCGTGCAATGCGCACAGCAGCTGCAAGAGGTCAGGTTGATCAGATTATCCAGAAAGCGCTTGAAGATGGAGTGATTGAAAAGCATGAAGCCGAAGAGATTCTGGAACATCACCGCCGTCATCTGGCAGCGCGTGAAGAAGAAATCCGCGCGATTGTGGCCTTATTCAGCCGCCGTCAAAAGAAGTGACGCCAGCGAGTGTGCAGCTCCTGGCGTCGTGGCGTGTCGTAT